AGGCGGAACATCTGGGTCTACTGCGCCTCCTTATCCTACAGGAAACAACGTATTTCCCCCTACTACTCCGTTTGCTGACGGTACGGCAACACTGCAATATACATCTGCTGGTGAAATTATTAACTTTGCTGCACTGCCAAACGGTATACAAACCTATGACGTTGTCAGCGTTAACCTTTATTGGGGTAATTCTAGAATACCTCTTAGGTATTTACCCTGGTCTAATTTCTCTGCACAGTTAAGATATTGGCAGAATTATATTGGTAGACCTATTTGTTTTTCTATGTACGGTCAACAAGCCATGTACATAGCACCTATTCCAGACCAGCAATATTACATTGAGATAGATACAAATATATTGCCAACTGCTCTTTCTACTATAAATCCTAATGTAGTTGACCAAATTATTGACCCGTGGAGTACGGCAGTTCAATATTACGCAGCTTATAAAGCTAAGTTTTATGAACAAAGTTATGGTGAAGCTGAAATATTTAAACAAGAATATAACAAACATATCTTAAATGTACTTAATAGTACGTTTACCAGAAGGATTCCAGACCCTTACTCTAGTGGAGGCTAATAATGGCATCCGCAGAGCAAAAAAAGTCTTATGCAATTGTTAAGCAGTTTAAAGGTTTAAATACCAAAGCTAATCGCACTGCTATAGACAAAGATGAGTTTAATTGGATAGAAAATGCCATGCCTATAGGTTTTGGCAATATCAAAATAACTCCAGCATCTTCTGCCGTATCTAATGTAGGTAACGTAGCAGTTGTATTTTCCAACACAGTTAGCTATTTAACGTCTGCAAACGTCACTGATGACTATATTCTTGCGTCAGAAACTAATGGTCAGATGGAATACTTTGATTTAATTACTTTAAAACAAGGTAATGTTGCTGCAGCAGGTACTTTTTCAAGTTCGGGTGTCAGTTTAGCGCAATATCAAAACACAAACGTATTTATAGGAGACCCGTCTAAAGGTTTGTATTCCTGGGACGGTGCTAATCTGGTTGCTATCGGTTCTGTTGGTATTATTGCGGTAGTTAACCCTGGTTCTGGCTATACAAGCGCACCCAACGTTACTATTTCACCTCCTAATCAAACAGGAGGTAGACAAGCTACAGCTGTTGCGGGAACTACAACGTCTAATACCGTTAGTTATATTGTTTTGACAAATGCGGGTAGTGGGTACACATCACAACCTACAGTTACTATTTCTGGCGGTGGTGGTAACAATGCTACAGCAATAGCGCAACTGGTTACATTTGCAACGGGTACAGTATCTGTTCAAGTCAACAATGGGGGCACAGGATACGGTGCTAACGGCTCTATTTACGTTACCTTTAGCGGAGGTGGCGGGTCGGGGGCAAATGCGTCTGCAGTGATTTCTGGCAACGTAATTACCCAGGTTATTATGAATAACGCAGGTTCAGGGTATACCAGCACGCCAACAGTCAGTATTGGAGGTTCAGGAACGGGTGCAAACATAACCGCAACTGTGAATACAACAGGAATTGTGGATGTAGCAACGTTCTCGGGACGGGTTTGGGTGGCAGCCGGGCGTACAGTTTACGCATCTTCTGCAGTATCTCCTACAGATTATACGTCCGTATCTGCCGTAGCTTTTAATTTGACAGACTCAACCTTACACGGGAATATACAAGCATTATTGTCTGCTAACAATTTCTTGTACATTTTTGGTGATGACTCTATCAACGTATTTTCTAATTTGCAGGTTACATCTACTGGTGCAACTGTATTTACGAATACCAACGTATCTGCGTCTATAGGTTCTAAACGTATTTACGCCATATTTGCGTATTTCCGTTCTGTGCTATTTATGAATGATTACGGTGTATATGCGCTTGTAGGTTCTACAACCACCAAGATTTCAGACCCTCTTGACGGTATTTTCCCGTATATTGACTTTACAAAGCCTGTAACGGCTGGTCAGGCGTTGTTGAACAATATTTTATGTGCGGTATTCAATTTTTACGTCAACTCCAGTTTTCCTTATGGCTCTGGCGGTTCTAGGTACATACAGGCGGTATTTTTTGAGAAAAAATGGTTTATTACCAGTCAAGGAACATTGCAATATGTTACATCTGCGCCCCTGTCTGGAAAAGTAAACCTTTACGGTACACAATCTAACGCTTTATATCAACTTTACGCTAATAGTTCAGCTAATATTAGCAGTTACATTCAGACCGCTTTGATGGATATGGGTGACCCCATAAGAACCAAGCAAGCGTTAAAATTTGCAGTAGAGGCAACGCTTACCCAAAGTGGTGTTTTTAATGTTACGGTGGATTCTGAACAAGGGTATACAACGCCTTATGTTTTAAGTGACTCAGGAGTTACTTGGATAAATAACAGTAATCAGGTAATATCATGGACAAACAATAGTTTAGCTATTATTCAGTGGTTATTGTCTGTTGGATATTATTTGTACAAGAGTGATGCTAGTCAGTACGGGAAGTATTTGGGGTTAACCATGACTTCTAATAATGCAGCATTTACAGTAAACACGTTTGAATTTGAACATGAATTAAGAGTGAGGTTCTAAAATGCCAGTACCAAATACATTTGCTAGTGCAACGTCTGCAATTCCGTTGGCTAATCTTGATACCAACTTTGCTACTCCTATTACTCTTGGTAATACTGCAGTACAACTTGGTAATACGATTACAACTATCAACAGCGTTACTTTTGTAAACGCAACCATATCTAGCACCAACGGAGATGCCAACATACACGGACTAACAGTAGGTTTAGGTGGTGGTTCAGTATCTACTAATACTGCGGTTGGTTATAACTCTTTAGCTACAAATAGCACAGGTTCTTTAAATGTTGGATGTGGATATAACAGTCTTTATTTAAATACTAGTGGTCAAGAAAATACTGCTGTGGGTGTTAGTTCTTTAGTAAATAACACAACTGGCTCATACAATACAAGTATTGGTAGGCAAGCTCTTGCCGCCAACACCACAGCATCTAACAATACAGCAGTAGGGTATCAAGCTGGATATAGCAGTACTGGAGAAGGAAACACTTATTTAGGATGGCAAGCTGGTTATGCTACTACTGGAATTGGTAATGTTTTAATAGGCAGAGGAACATCAACTGCTTCTGCTGGAGATAATTACGAAATTGTTATTGGGTATGCAACTTCTGGTAAAGGTTCATCAACTGCATTTATTCAATGTAATGGTGGAGGTGCTTATCAATCTAACAATTCAACTCTTTGGTCTGTTACTTCAGACGAACGTTTAAAGAAAAATATTGTTGATAACACTGTTGGTTTAACTGCTATTAATGGTATTAAAGTTCGTAACTTTGAATACCGCTTACCTGAAGAAATTACAGATTTAGACAAATCAAATGCTGTAAATCTTGTAGGAACTCAACTTGGTGTTATAGCTCAAGAACTTCAACAAGTGTTACCTGATTGCGTAAAAACAGAATCTACTGGCGTTATGTCTGTAGATTCAAGTGATGTTCTGTGGCATCTTGTTACAGCAGTTCAACAACTCAGTGCACAAGTTACTGCATTACAAGCTAAGGTGGGCGCATGAGCCAAGTAATCACACTCTTAAAAAACAAGTCTGTACTCTGGGCAATAGTGATTGCAACATTGTCTGTGTTACAAGGTTATGTAATGGAGCTACCACTTACACCTGTACATCAAATGATTGCGGGTGTAGTGATAGCAGTTGTTGTTGTGTTACTTAAGTTTACGGAGCAATAATGTCAGTATCAGCACCATTCTCTCCTTGCGGTAACACAGTAGTTATATCTGCAACTACTACTGCTACTACGCCTGTTCAAGTAGCGTCTAGTACGCTTGGTGGTAATCAGTACAGGGTTATCAATAGCGGTGCTGTTGTAGTTATTCTTGGCTATGGTCAGACCTCTGCACAGGCTACCTCTGGTGCTGTAGTTCCTACGTCTACACAAAACAATTGTTTGCCATTACTACCAGGGACAGACGAAATAATTACGTTTGTACCTAATGCTTACTTTTCTGCAAATGCAACAACAAGTACGGCTACCTTATATATAACTCCAGGAGATGGTCTGTAATGTTAAAAACCGTTACACAGATAGCTGCTTCCAATGGTACTGTTACGTTAGTACAGGGGAATGGTACTGTCAACGGTATTACGCTCACAGGTAACGTCACAACGTCTGGTAACCTCACACTAGGCGGTACTCTCTCTGGTGTTACTAACGCACAATTACAAAATAGTGCTGTTACTATTGGTAATACAACAATATCTCTAGGTAGCACTGCAACAACTATAGGTAACTTGACACTTGGTAATGTCACTATTACAGGCGGAACAATTAGTGATAACACGGTCACAGCCAATTCTTTTGTTGGCACAGGAAATATATTATCAAGTTCAAATATTGGCGTATTTTCTTATGGCAATTTATCTTATTCAGACACAGGTGTTGTTGCGTCTTATGCTTCAAGTGTTAACAGTTACGTACAGATAGTTGCACAAAATCTCAGCAACGCTAATCAAGCGTCTACTGATTTTACGGTTGTTAACGATACTGGAACTGCTTACGGTGATTTTGGAATTACATCTAGCACTTATTCTGGAACAGGAAGGTTTTACAACTCTAATGTTGTTTACGCTTATTCAGGAAATGCGGATTTGGTTATTGGCACTATTACTAATAATGCTGTTCACTTTGTAGGTAATAACTCAACAACAGACGCAATGACGTTAAATGGTAACAACACCATTACTATTAACGCATTAGGTGCAACATTCCCAAATAGCTATTTGTCTAATTCAACATCTACTTTAGGAAACGCAACAATAACATTAGGCTCAACAACGTCTAGTGTTGGCAACTTAACTCTTTCTAACGTAACAATTACAAGCGGTAACGTAACAATTAACGCTGGTACACAAAACGTTCAGACCATCAATCACACTGCCACAACTAACGCCAATGCCACAATGTCAACGGCTAGTATCCCGCTTGTACCGCAAGGATATATGCTGTTTGACTTGAATGGCACTGTCGTGAAAGTGCCTTATTACGCTCAATAAAACATGGAACTACAACAACTATTTGATATTGTCGTCACGATTGCAGGATTTCTTGCAGGATGGGTGCTGAATAACATAACCAAGGCTATAGAACGTCTAGACTCAGACATTCGTGATATGCCAAAAGACTATGTGACTAAAGATGACTATCACAGAGATATAGGCGAAATTAAAAGTATTTGTAAGCAGATATTTGACAAGCTAGATAACAAGGCAGATAAAAATTAACCAAAATGATTTATCTTACGTAGAGTTTGGTGACCTAGAAGGTCTTGCCAGGCTTACGTTCGAGAATTATTTACAGCATGAACTGTTCTTTAGCACGTTAAATACAAAAGGTGTAGAGACACCGTTCTATCCTATAGAAGATTTAAACCCAGCTAACATTGATGATTGGTTGCTTATACACAACCAGATGCACG